AGCTAATTACCCAGATAACAACGATCGCTACAATAGCGGCCTTGATCCAATCTTTCATCTGCCAGTCACTCCACTCTTTAATGTGTGACCATAGATCTTTTAGTAAGTTCATAGAACCTCCTTTGTTAAAGTCGGGATTATACTATTTTACGCCTTTAAATGCTACTTTTTTAATCTGCATTTTGCTTGTCTGACCTTTTGGACCACTTCCTTTATTTTTTTTATAAACAAAAGGAGAGTAAACAACTTCTGCGTCCGACACTGCAATTGTCTTTGGAAATGGGTTTTTTTGAGGAACTTTAGTCATTTTTGCGTTTTTAAATTTCATTTTTTTGCCTTTCCATAGCCACGTTGAGCCAGTCTACCTGCTAGACCACCTTTTTTCATGCCCATTTTTTTTAAACCATTTATTTCGCCGCCTCTTTGTTTTTTAACAACACCACGGCCCATTAAAATATCTTTTTTAGTAATTTTACCATCACCACTTAAATCAGGAAACTTTTTTGACATTACTTTTTTACCTTTTTAGCTATTTTTTTAGCCGTCTTTCTGGCTGCTTTTGTAGCTGTGCCTGCTAAGCCCCCTAATGCTGGTATTGGAAAAGGTTTTGTTTTTTTAAACATGTCTTTAAATTTTGGTAATTGTTTTTGTTGTTCTGGAGTTGGTCTACCTAATGGTCGTTCAAATCTTGGACCATCTCCTTTAGGAATAGGTATGTACCTAGGTCCTTTTTTCTTTTTTCCTTTATTTGCCTTAGCAATTCCAGGCTGTCTATCGCTTGATAGTCTATATGGATTCTTTTTCTTTTTTGGTTTTGTAGGTCTCAGTGACATAATTAATGTATAGTAGGTTTTAAAAGATTTAGCAAGTCTCTTCCATTATGATTCATAATATTATCATATTCTTGCTCGGTAAGATTATTATGGTACAACATTTTTGCTACACCCATCATTGCCCCCGCTAAAAGTATCTGTTCTTCTTGACTTGTAACTGCTGTGTCAGAAAAATTCATCAATTCGTTAAAATATTCCTGTAATTTAATTGTTGGGTTTGCCATTTTGCTTCTCTAAGTTAACATTCGCACGTAATTGTGCAATGTCTTCTTGTGAATCTATCTTATCTTGAGCAATTTTAGCAGTCTGTTGTAGTTTTGCAGCGTCTAATTCCAATTTTGCACTGTCAACACCCGCTTTTCGCTCCTGATCCATAGCTTTAATGTTAATTTCTTGCTGTTTTAAGTCAATAAGTGGGTCTGAACCTTGTTCATCAAGGTATTCTTGTTCTTCTTGAATCATTTTTTCAGTCATTTCTACAATTTTCTCTGCTGTTCTTGCTTCAACGACTTCTTGCATCTGTAATTGTACTTCTTGAGGTAATTGACCACCAAATTGTTGTGTTTGTTGCTCTATTTCTTCTCTTAATTCTTCTTCAACCTCTTCTCTTGACTGTAATGAAACGTGTTCCATAATGTGTGACTCTAATAAAATTAAAGTTTGAGGGTTATTTTTTACTAAAACAGAAGTCATTAATGCTTGATGAGCATCAATGTGAGCCATATGATTTTGACCTCTAAATGCTTGAAGTTTTTGACCTATAATTGCCTGTGAGTTCTCCATTCCAGGATCAATCGGTTGCGGTTGTTTAGGTGGTGGTAAAATACTAACAATATCTTTTACACCTAATGCTTCATACATTCTTCGATAAGCCTCATACATGTTATGTGCTTGAGGGTTAGCTTGTGCTAATTGTAATTGTGTTTGTGCCAACGTAACACGTTGAGACATAGAAAATATATTAGGATCAGATACAGGTAAAACATCAATACGATCATCAAAATCTTGTTGTTTGACCATTTCAAAACCTTGTTGTCCTGCTGGTTTGTAAGGATAACCAGGAGCTAAAGATTCTTTAAATAACTTTGCTAATATTTGAAATTCTGTTTTTTGTGCATAATGTAATCTTTTGTGAATTGCACTCATGACTTTTGTGCCACGTTCCATTAGTGCCATCGTTGTTCCAACAGGTGCATTTGCTGCTACGCTATCACCAATTTTTTGATCAGCCACAGTTGCAAATCTAGTTCCTGCCTCAACAACAAAACCTAATAATTGAAATAATGTTGGACTTGGTTCTTTGTAAGGTAAAGGCATAAGCCCAGCACGAAGATCACCAGACGGTGCATCAACATCTCTAAACTCACCTGGTTGTAAAGGTGAATCATCATCAGCAATTCTTAAACCTCTTGCTTTAAATCCTGCTGGTAAATTAGATAGTGTTCCTGCATCAATTAATTGTCTAAGAGCTGCGGTTGCTGTTCTTGATAAACCACCAAGCATATGTATGAGACCAAAGCCATAAAAACCTAATCCTGGTAAAAATTTATAATGAACAAAATATTTATTTTTCTTTTTAATTGGATCATCTTCTTTGTAATTTCTGTAAACAGAAAGAACTTCAGACGTGCCTTCATCTATTGTAACTATGTATGGAACTTTAATACCATCGTCTTCATCTACACCTGGAATATTTAAATCAACGTGTATTTCTAAAAGAGTGTATTCATCTTCTTGACCGACTTTTTGAACTCCTTCTATATCTCTTTCCTTTTCTAATATACGATCTTCTTTTTCCGTATATTCAAGATCTATATCTCTGTAAAAACCAGCTACCTGTTGTTTTCTAACTTCGTTCTCACTCATTTTTACAATATGAGTAATTCTTTCACATGATGTTAAATCAGTTGCAGAGTAAGGAACGACTAGATCATCTGCTGATATAAATTTAGATACAGCTCGTTGTAAGCCTGCATCATAGTAAACTTTTTTAAATGCTGAACCTGCAAGAGGTAAGTGAAATAACATCTGATCTAACTCAGGATCATACTCTTCCATAACGTGAGTAATCTGATAGTTCATAAATTCTTTTACACGTTCTGCTTGTTCTTCTTTTGCTGGATCGGATTTACCAATAATTTGTGTGCTTACTGGTCCACCCGCAGGTAGTAATTCTTTGTATCCTTGTGCTTGAAACTGTGTAACACTCTCTGCTAATAGTGGATGTGTAACACCGCTTGCACCTTGAAATGGTTCTGATCTTTCATTGTATTGAAATCCAAGTAAGTCTAATCCTTTTCTGTAAGAGTTTTCCCACTTGTCTCTTGAAGATCTATCTTGTTGATACTTCTCAAGAAGTTCCGACGATATTATATTTAATTCTTGTTCATCAATAAATTCAGCTAAGTTTGAATCAAATGATTCTTCCATTGGTTCCGATACATCGCCAATAATAGCAGATCCGTCTTCCATCATAGAAACGTTTGATCCTATTTCATCTTCTGCAATGTTAACTACTAAGGCTTCTTGACGTGGATCGTCATCAGCAATGTCAGGTAAAATTCTTTTATCAATCGCCATAAGGTCTAACTATCTCCTCTTGTACATAACCGCCTTTGGCCATGTATGCTTTAAATGCTTCCGCCATTTCAGGCGTTAATTCTATACCGAAACTATCAGCGGTGTCAAATTGGTTAGCGCGCTCTACTATAACCTTTATATCAGAATTATCAATAATATCATTGGCGATAGCATCTGCTTGTCTACCTGTATTTCCTGTCCCAAGTATTTCTCCTGTTTCTCTGTTAACAACGTTAAACACTTCTTTTTGTTGATCGCCTACTCTAACTGGTAATACTTCAAGATTTACATTATTTTCTTTTGCAATACGTTTCATTATCTTTTCTATTTCACTGGTATAATGTTTGCCTGTGTCTGTTACAACATCAGCACCAGGTCCGCCATAGAACTCATACATACCAATACCAGGATATTGAGACGGAGCTACATCACCTTGCATACCACCATCTACCCATCTTTTTATTCTTGCATCTTTATCAGCAACTCTATCTGCTTGCGATGTTGCTGATGATCCTGAGTGGCTATATCTTTTCGTTACTAAATTAGCTGGTGTTACTGCATAGTAGTCTGTAGCACCTGGATCTTTTAAAACAAACTTACGATATGCTGCTTCGTAGATGTCTCGTTTAATACTTGCATCGGCCCACTGCCCACGTAATTTAAATGGTAGATTTGGATACAATTGTTTAACTAATTGTAAGTTTAGTTCTTCTGTCATGTTGTCAATAATATCAGATTGTTGATAGCGAACTTTTTGTGCTGCTTCTAACATCTCATCTGTAATCTCAGGTACAGGTGTATTCTTCAATGCTGTTAGTTGATCCTGTAAACCCATTAACGCTTGTAATTCTTTTTGTAATTGTGCACTGCCTGGTAAGCTTTCTCTATACACTGTTCCTTTGTCCGCGAAGAACGTCATCATGTCCCTTTGTAATTCATTGTTGATCGTGTCTAACGGAACATTGTTTTGTGCCATGTATTTTATTTTTGCGGATAATCTACCTGCTGTTTTCTGTGCCGCTTGAAAAATATCTGATTGAATTTCATCAGCGAACGTTGTTGTCTTGCCTGTAAACTTACCACCTAGTTGACGGTCCGAGAGCCGCGACCAAGCAATCGTGTATGGTTCTTGCCAATCATGTGGAGATACACCAGGAGGTAAGTTTCCTGGATCACCGCGCAAGTCATTCGGATCAATAAATAATAATCGTTCTCTGTCGGTGTTTGGTATTGCGCCATATTCTTTATACCCTGAATATTTTAAACCTCTTTTTTCTCCATCTAAAACATCTGATAAAAATCCATATCCCTTTGATTGTACATATCGTATTGGTGATTCTTTAAGGGCACCTAAAACCATTTCTCTTGAAATAGGTTGACCTGCTTTTGTTGCTCCTTCAATTATTCTCTCCAACTCTGAATCAATAATTTCTATCTTTGGTATGTTACGTGATTGATAATATTTTTTAAAAGCTTCTACATCTTTATATTCTTTTGGTCCTTGCATTAATTCTGCTTCTAACTTGGAATAAAATAATTGTCCTGGTTGTGATTTTGTTATTGGTGTTAAACCCTCATCTATTTCATCTAATCTTGTTAGATAAGCATCTTCAAGTTCATCTCCTGTTTTAGGCAAAATTTTTTCGACACCCATTTGAATTCTTTCTTTACCCTGTCTGACCCAATTAGGTACTTCACCAAAAATATATTTAAGACCTTCTTTTCTGCTTGCTACTTCAACAGCTTGATCATCTTGAAATCCGCCGTCTGTTTCAAAAGCATCTTCTGCCTGTCTGGTAATATCAAATATATTATCTAAGTCCTCAACTGATTCGTAAGCGGGATCTAATAAATAATCACCCACATCAATTTCTTCTTCTAAACCTGATGGCGTTGGATTACTAAACTGTCCTGGCTCACCGCCCATGGCTAATTTAGTTTCGGCGTACTCTCCTGTAAACTCGGGTGGTAAAGGATCTACCATTCCACCCTCAGCATATTCTAATTGATTACCTTCAACATTTCGTTGTTCTTCTTTTTGTATCTCTCTGTTTAAATCATCTTCAGCTTCTGCACCTACATCTTCATTGTCTTGAAAGAAACCTGCTATTCCATCTATTATTCCTCCTTCACCAAATATAAAAGGATCTTTTAAT